ATACTTTGATAGTTTCACCATCAGGGGTTTTAAATCCTATAGTTAAAGGAGCATTATAAAGGTTACCTGGAACAACAAATATTTTAGAACCTGTACTCAATTCATTTCGCATTTCAAAATGTGAAGAATATTCTACTCCACCATAATCTCTACCAAGAACATTGGTATCAGCATTATTTTGTTTAGAAACACGTCTTCCAGATTGTAAAAGAACAGGAGGAATAAATGCATTTTGATCACCTGTCATCATCTGAACAGTATGTTCCCAATTAGTACCAACAGCCTCACCATCATCTAGAATGAGAACACCAAAATCACGATTATCAAAAATAACATAATCTGACTTTTGATAATAACGTTTTTCAAGTCTTAGTTTAAAAGTACTGTGTGCTACACCAGGACGTGTAGAGTCTACAGCAGTAAATCCTGTAATTAGGATAGTTTCTCGATCATCTCCTTTTAGATACCATTTATATGCAGCATCTGTGTCAAGATAATGAGTTGGATATTTAGAAAGCATATTATCTAATCCGTAATTATTATTTAGATTAAATAATTGTGTCATAATATCAGAATACAACTGTACATCTCTTTCACCTATTGATTGTAAGTGAGTATCAGTTGTCAAACCAGACCACGATGTTGGTCTACCGATTTGAAGGTTGTTGATTCCTTGTACCATTTAATTTATTTTAGCTTTAATTTAATTTGTTTATATTTTTTAAAATAAAGAATTTGAATTTTTCTTTATTGCTTTTCTTAGTTTTAATATTGTACTATCAATGTCTTTATTACTTGGATAAGAATTCATTTTACCTTTAAGATCATTTAATATCTTTGTTTCTGAAGATTTATGTTTACTAAGATCCCAATTAAGAATTTTAGCAACATAATATAATCTTGGTAAAAACATTGGATCTTCACTTTGCATCTTATTCAATTCATTCATTGGTTTTCCAGATTTATCTGTATGAACAACCTTAGTAAGACCATCGAATATCTTTTTCTTTATATTATTATCTATTTTAACACCTGGAAATATTTCTTGTATTCCCATTATTTCAGATTCATATTTTTTAATACTTTCTTCTCTTTGACGTTCTTGTTTTTCAGAAAATTCCTCAGCTTCTAATTTTAGATTTTTGTAATTTTCAATCTCAAGTTTTTTAAGTTTTTCAAATTCTTCTTTACTTTCTTCCCTAACCAGATCAATATCTTTATCATACATCCTGTTATATTTCTTTATAGCTTCATCTTGAGAATATCCAGACCTAAGGTAAGAAGAAATAAGAATATTTTTTTGAAGATCTTCATCTTCATTTATATCACTATCAGAAATACTTTCATAATTTTTTAATCTTTCTTCTGATTTTAACAAATTAGAAATATCGTATCCTGTATTATGATAATTTAAATATTGTTTATATACTTCAGGAAGATCTTTTAATTTCTCATTTAATTTCTCATCAGCTAAAGAATTAGCTTTTTTATCAATATTATTTCTAATAATATCTGTTATATTATCATCAGTATCTTCAAAATCATCAGGAATATCTTCAATTATTCCTTTATCTTTAGCCCAACCAAGAAATAATTTATTAGTATTTTCTTCTTCTTGTATATAATTGTCATTTAAATCTTGTCCTTTAAATTCTGGATCAAGAGTTTTAATTTCATCAGCTGGTTTAAAATCCAAATCCATTCCCACATTAGGTATTGAATCAAATTCAAATTCATTAACTCCACCTTCCAATATTGTCTTTTCTTCTGCCATTTTGGATATTATTTTATATTACATATAAAACGATTTTTAAATTATGGTTCAACTTATACTAAAAAATACCATAGGAACCATAGCTTTTTAATGTTTTTAAAATATGTATATTATTTCTTTTTTGACTTATCGTATTTGTTTTTATTAGTTTTTGCTATTTTAACTTTATTTTGTGAATCTATCAATTTAGCCTTAATTTCTTTTTCTTTAAGAATACGTTCTTGTTTTAATTTATCACGTTCAAAAGACATTTTATCTTGATGTTCTTTATTCTTTTGATCTCTATCTTTAGATTTTTGAAGAATATCTAGTTCTTTAAGTCTGGTATTAGCTATCTCTGTAACATCTGGAATTAAGTTATCGTTGATATCATTATTATTTATTCCTGATGTTCCTAAAGCTTTCAATTCAGCTACGTATATATCTTTTTGTCTATCAAGTTCTTTGTTAGTATCTTCTCTATCAAGTTTCTCAACTTCAAATTGAATATTAGCATCATTTATTTCTTTAGCATTATTTTGTTGAGCTTCAAAGTTTTTTTGATCTCTTTCAGCCTTAATAGCTTCTGCTTCTTTAAGTTTAGATTTAATATCTGCTATACTTTCATTTCCTATGATATCAGCTATCATACTGAAATCTAATTTATCATTCTGCAATGCTTCAGACATATATTGTTTAAATGTATCAAGAATTGCAAGATCTTTAGATGAGTTAGATATAAAGCATTTAAAATCAGCACTTGGAAACTCACTTTTTGATATAGTTCCATATACAGTACTCATATCATCTGTAACATATAAAAATGCTTTATCTCCTCTTTCTGATATTACATCCTGACATACTTTAAGCATTGCTTCTATACATCTTAATTTTACATCATCATGTATTTTAAACCAAGGTTCTGTTATATTACTTGAAGTACTAATTACTCTTTCAGTATTTCCTACTCTTTCAGATGATGTAATTTCTCCCTTTCTTTGTCTAGGAACTCCAGATGTATCTTCAATTTTCTTTTCTATAAATTCTAATAATGATACATAAAATTGTATTTCAGAACCTGTATTAAGATCTAGTGATTTATTTTGAGTACTTTGATTCATGTTACCACCTCTTTGTTTCATACTTTCATTAAATGAATTTACAAAACCTATCTTCATACTTGATGCATAATATAACCATTTCTCTAATTCCCAACCATCAGGTATTAAAGAAATATCTACAAGTGCTATCCTTCCTATATTTGTAGCAAGAAGTAATTCAACTCTGTACCAAATAATAAGATAAAGATATAACCAGGGTACTAATCTATCCATTAGTGATACTGATCTGCTATTTTTAGCAGAGTATAAATGTCCAACATATCCTGTTTTACATTCTGATAAATTAGTTAATTCTCTAAATTGATTCTTTCTTGGCTGTATATTTAAGTATAAATCATTACCTATTCTTACTCCTTCCCACATTTCATTAATCCACATATACTCTACATATATATCAGGATTGTTTTTTGGAACCTTAAATACTTCATCAATATACATTTCTTGTTCTTCATTATTCTCATCTATATAATGGAGAATACCTATTTTTCTTTTAGATTTCCATCGTACCCTATGTACAGCTATACCAAACTCAGAATCGTGTAAATCATCAATACTATTAATTACAGGTATATTATCTCCCAAAAACATAGAACCATCTGGAAAATAATCTTGTACAGGTACATTATTAAAATCATAGTTATAGAATGTAGTATCTCCAGCTCCATGTTTTTCTAAATCATCTATTTGAGCAGGAGTTAGAATTTCATAAAATTCATCTATTATTTCAGATACACTCATGAAATTCTTTTCATATATCTTTTCAGCATCATCAATATTATCTGAATTTACTGATAGTATATAATTAATCTCCAGTGGATTAACACATCTTAATTTAACTCTTCCTGCTACATCTTTAATATCATAAATTTCTTCACCTACAACAAGACTATTAAAAAACCCATTTTCAAATGTAATATCTGTTTTTTCATATTTTTGAAGCATTGTTATTAAATGTTGTGCTTGAGATTCTCTTATATCAGCAGGAGTATAAGAATTGAATTTTTTTAATTGTGCTTCAAGATACTGTTCATCAGCTTCTTCTGATATCAAATAATCTCTAAGCATCATTAATAACTCATTATTTTTAGTAACCTCCCTCATATTAATTGAATCAGCATTTATAGCTCTTACAACTGGTGAAAAATATCTCTTTGTACCCTCTCCTAATAATACATTAAATATAGGTGATAGTACATCATATGGTTGTAGAGTAGCTGGCATTTCAAAGTTTTTAAGGTCTGAAAGCCCGATACCTAAAGGATTGGTAACATAGTCGAAATCAGATTTTATGATCTTATTATTCATAAGATCATAATTTCTTCTTTTATTTTTAAAAGAAGATCTCCTCTTATTTTGAAAGGTATTACATTGCTGTATAACACCATCAACACATTTTCTTTTCCAATCTTCTGTTTTTTGAAAATATGTTTTCTTTTGGGATGGAAATGAGTTTCCACTTGAATCTTTTAATATATTTGAATTAGACATATATCATTTTCTTTTTAAATAATTGTTTCTTAAAAAATGCAGAATCTTGTATAGGAATTATAGTGTTTTCTTCTTTATATTCATACTTCTTTAATTCTTCTATATGATACATTAATGTAACCATAGCCATTACTCTATCAGCATTTATATCTGAATTATACATTATTAATTCTTTAAGTAAAGGAATACATCTTATTCTTTGAGCATTTGTTATTTCGGGAGCATCTTTTATTTCAGCTGATGCTCTTAAAAAGTTATTTATCATTAAGATACCATATTTCTTAAATTTATCTGTCATATGCATACCTTTTTCTCTATTTACTTTACTATCTGGAGTTATATCTTTTAATACTCTAGGTTGATCTAATAATAAATATGTATCATTATATCTTTCTAAGTATTGATAAAATCCTTTCTTTTCATTTTCGTATAAACATGTAGCATTATAATATTTTAAAATCTTTCTGCATGTTTCAAAAAACTCATTAGCTGTACTAGGTCTACCTGTGTATTCACATACTATTCTACCATGTAATCTGTCATATACAAGTAATGAACCTAATGAAAGACTATATTCCGAACTATCATGATCATATGGGTCCATACCTGCTATATATCTTCCGTATGGAACAGAATGATCTTCAAGTTCAAAAGGATGTTCATAAATAACAGGAGTACCTTGATTATCTTTTTTTGTTAAAGGAAAATCATAAATAGGTCTTAATATTGGATTTGGTTTCCATTTATATCTGTTATCATCAGAATCATAATATATATCACCAATGTATTCTGAATCTTTATATTTTGAATTTGTTTCGAGATCTGTTAATCTTTTAGTTAAATCAACTGTAGGAAATATATTAGAACTTGTTTGTAAAAATATCTCAGATGGTATTAAAGGATTATATATTAAGTATTCATCATATACTCCTGGATCTTTAGCTTTCTTTTTAGATTCTCTTATCTTCTCTTCTGTTATTTTACCTAATTCTCTATTAGTATTACCTTTTTCATCCTTGTAATCAATTTTAGTATCAATAGCAGATAAAAATAATCCTATTTTTCCTTTATTCTCATATACATCATCAAATGCTATACAGTTATATGCTTCAGGATCATAGAACATCTTATATGCTGCTAAGGATCCTCCACCTTTCATATCACCACCTGTACCAATATATATAGTTGTACCAAGCTTAGAGTTACCAATTACCTGATTTTCATCAGCGTAATGACATTCTAAGAGATTATTCCACATACCTATTTCTTCAGCTAATTTAAGTGTATACCTACCACCTTGAGAAGCAAATGGATTATCTTTATATGTTCTATGTTTAATTATAGAACGTGTACCAAATTCTTTCCATTTACCACCTATTTTCTTTGTATAAAGATGTTGTGCATCTTTAGATGGTAAGAATGATCCAGATATTATTTTAGAAAGTGGAGATGGATAATATCTATCCCCTATATTCTGGGATCCAGGTAATTCAGATAATGCTAATTGAATAATACCAATAGGTATTGAACTAAATTTAGCATCATAAGCTCCTACTATTATTTCAGCTTTTGTTTCATTTACTCCTGGGATATATTCTTTAGCAGAATCTGTTATAAATTCACGAACACATTCATTAGCAGCCCATGATGTTTTACCAGAACCACGATTAGATAATAATAAAAGATTACATGGTAGATTCTCATATAATGGTTTGCCTAATGCTCCAGATGGAGAACCATTGTATAATATATCTTTAATTTCTGTTTTTGAAATGTTCCCAGTTTTTTCAAATCCTGATATTCCTCTTGATAATAAATAAGGAATACTTAATTTATCATATAAATAATCAAGATTCCTTGGTCTTCCTTTTATTTGAGATTTTGAATGTAATGACTTCTTAACCCAAATTGTACCAAAATTAAGATAAAAATAAAGAGAAGGTGGGCAAAAATAATTACCCACCCAATATCCTTCAATGATTCTTCTTTTTTGTTCTTGCCAATATTTTACGTAATCAGATGATTTAGGATGAAATACTTCTAATTTTTCAGTAAAATATTCTCTATTTACCACTATATAATATTTTTTTCAGATAGACTTTCTTCTTGATCACCTTTAACAACACCAAAATCACTTTCAGATTCTAATTTAGATTTTAATTTTTCGTACTCATTATACAATTTAGTATTACTTAATAAGAGTTCTTCTATATGTTCTGCATTCTCTCTATTGTACTTTAAGGACTTCATGTACTCAGTTTTCTCATTCATTAACCTAATCCATTCATCCATTTGTTTTTGAGTAGCACTCTTAAAAATATTGTACTCATTAATGTATTCTGTATAATTATCAAAAGAAAAATCTTTAATCTTATCTTTTACAAAATCAAGAATTATCATGTTTTTCTTATCCTCAAGATTCATGTCTTTAAACATTGAAGAAGAGTCCATAAGCAAACATATACTCCACATTACAGTTGATGAAGTACTCTTGTTTTTGCTCTTATCTAAAGAATAAAAATTATTGTATTTTTTAAGTAATTTAAAGTAAGGATTAACTTCCCAGAAATTCTTATCAGTATCCCATACTTGAACACCTTTCATGTATTATTTTGAATTTAAGAATTGATGTAACAAAGAACTAAATGTTTCTACAAACTTCTCATTAGCTGATAATTCAACTTCTCCCATAGTATCTAAGATATAATGAAGAACTTCATGGATATACACAGATTGTATTTTATCAGCTGGTAATTTAATCTTCTTACCCTCATCTATAGTTGTTCTACTTAAATATATTTTATTTTGATCAGAGTAACATAAACCAAGTGCTCCTTCTTTATGCATCTTTTCATCATCAAATATTACTTTAACTGTTTGACCATTTATAAGAAACTCTGATTTAATTTTCATTAGTTTAATAGTTTATCTTTAGTACTTTCTGATATATTTTTATTTGTTATCTCAGAACAAATATCATCTGATAGTACAGCAAGTACATCATAATCATTAATCATTGTATATGCTTCATCAAATAATGATATACTAGAATTACTGAAATTACATAATACTTTATCTCCTACCTTTAAATCCGTTATATCATCAGATATTGATACTACTTCTGCATATGGCTCTACATTTACTGCTGTACCTGGTTTATACAATAAACCAATCATTGAACTTTCTTTTATAAGACGAACTAATACTCGTTGTCTTCTTACCTTAAATGTTTTTTGATTTACTTTTCTTTCTTTTTCTTTCATTTGAAATTTGATTTAACTTAAAACCGATTTGATTATTCTTTAATTTTAATCCTTTTATATAATCAAAGGAATGATTTATAAGAATTTCTCCTATATTTTTTACATATAATATACAAGTACTCTTATCTATATTACCTTTTGCATTAATATTTTCTTTGATACTTTCTATATCAAGAGTATCTATAAATACTCTTTGAATAACATTTTTTTTAAAAAGTGTATTCTTACCTTTTTTATCTTGTTTAAAGATATCAACTTTTGTCTGTAGATCTATGAGCATTCCAATAACCTTTAGGACAAGAACTATCAGGGGAAGCAGCCTTAGCTTTAAGACCACATCCACAAGATTTACAATAAGAAACATTAGTAATTTCATTAGGAGTACTATTGTACTCACATACTGTACATATTTCTAATCTATTATTCATTAACTCTTCCTCGTTACCTGTAAATAAATTATAATACCCTTGAGCTATTTCTTTTATCTTTTTTAGCATCTTTTTTATCTATAATATCTTTTTTATATATTTCCATGTACTCTCTTAAATCCTTATTTGTTATTTTACCAGCTAAGTGTCGTTTCCTATTCATATAGAATTTACCAAATGATGGTAAAAGAATAGTATCATCATTCATTCTTCTCATTATTTCAAGAGTATACTTAAAAGGATAATGACAAATAGCTTTCATCTTATACATTGGTAAATTATATTCTGAACATAATTCCAATAATATCTCCTCATCTGTTATATTACTTTTCTTCATTAAATTCTAATTGTATTTTATTATCATTTTTAACACTAAAATGAAGTAATTTAGTATTTATAGAATTATCTAATATATAACCTTTATTCTTTAAAGTACTAAAAGCTCTTTTATATTTTATAGGGCTTAATCCTATTTTCTCTTGAATAGCTTTAGATGTACTATCTGAGAATAAAATATTATAAAGATTATCTTTATTATAGTCTTTATATTTATGATACAGAGTACAATACGCAGATAATACTTCTATACTATTCTTATTTAATTTTAAATAAGGATTTAAAAAAGTAAAGTACTTTATGTAAAAATCTCTTATATTTTTGTATTTTATCTGTATTATCATCTCTTTGTATTATCATATCATTTGGAGCTGGATATCTTCCTCCGTAATACGGATTATGCTCAAACCCAAATAAAAATGTTGATATACTTAACCTAATTGAACATAAAAACACTGTATCATTCTGTGTTATATTATATAATATATTATCATCTGTTCTTAATATCTTTATTTGTACTTCATTATCAATGAGTACTTTACCTATATATTTATCATATTCTCTAACATGTATTCCATTTATTCTTATATAAGAATATAAATATATATATCCTTTATTAGCTTTAAAAGCTACTCTAATAGAATTAAGCATTAGAGGATCTGTACTAAATCCTGTTAACTTATTAAGTTGAGAATAAGCTAACTCTGTTAATGTACTTTTAGTAAATGTAAAAATCCTAGTAAAAACATCATTAATAGACACTATCTTAATTCTAATAGGTCTAAAATAATGTTTATTACGTAAAACCTTTAATTCCATTACATGTTACCTGTTGCAAGTAATAAAGCACATAATGCTAAAATTCCTAGAATTATGTACCCAAATAATTTTCCTGTACGTTCAAATTTCATAACATTTTATATATGATTAAAAATAATATTATAGCTGTACCTATCTTTTTAGCTTTAGGTGTTATAATATATCCTAATAATTCAGTATTAGTACTGTAAAACTCTTTAATTGTATTTATCATAATTTTAATTATTAAATATAAGATTCCCTATAGGATATCTTGTGAATATCCTTTAGTGTATTATTATTCTTAAATTTCGTCAGTACCAGTACATTAAACCTACACACTCTATTAATTTCCATCAAAGCCATTAGGGGGAGCATTGCTCACTGTTATTCTTTTACCCTGGGAGTGCCTACAAACTTATATTAAGAACATTTTTAGTAACCTGCTGGACTTCTTCTTATTATTTATAAGACTCTAACCTGCACCTAAATGGGGTTGATCTCAATGAGTTACTCACCATCTGAATCTATAATATGTTCTCAGGATACTATAGTGTTACTATTATAATATAAAGCAGTTTTTGGATTCTGGTTCAAAAAAATGAAAATATTTTCTGTATTTCATAGCTTTTTAATAAAAAAGTACTTTTTAAATTTTTTAAATTTTTTAAATTTTTTAAATTTTTTTTTGAGTTTTTGTATTTAGAAAGTACCCCCCACACCCCTCCCTCCCTGGTTTTGTGGCTTGCGGTGTACCCCATACCAAAACCACCTTTTCATCGTAAACAATTAAATAATATATACTTATGGCTACTATCGTACCTATTGCAATTGGAAACTTCCATGACGTTAACGTGGAAGGTTATCCTGAAATGAAGCAGGCAGAAGCTTGTTTTAAATTTCACAAATTAACCTCACAAGCTAAAGTGAGTAAAGGCAAGAATAAAAAGGAATACTATTCTTGCGCATTGAAAGACAAAGAAGGTCTTTCATTGAGAGCTATAATTTGGAAGAAGAATGCTGATTATGGTCTTAATGAAGGTGATGAAATTCTATGCACAATCTCTGTATTCCCAACTCTTGTTAACAATAAGAGAGTGCTTAGTACTATTGTAACTGCAAGTCATTTACCATTTGGCTTAACAGTCAATGCTAGTGACTTTGGCATTACATTGGACAGCTTTAATTCTACCGAAGCTATGAAGAACACTGTAAAGAAGAGTGTAAAAACTATGAAGAACAGTGTGCAGGAGGATGATGAATAGAAGGCGAAAGCCTTCTTTTTATTAATTAGAGTTTTTCTGTTGAATTTGTCTTGGTTTTGTTTGGTTAGGATAAGGTGGAGAAATCCACCTTATTT